TACAAAACTTCTCTTTCACCTGCAGCAAGGAACTCAGTTTGTGGCCCTTCATTCGGTTTAAAAATAATATTATGTTGTTCTTCAATAGTCTCAATAGGATCAAAATTTTCTACTTCTACTATTTTAGGCTGTTCTAACTTCTTTTGTGTCGTTGATTTCTTTTGAGCCAAGTCTTTGGTTTTCAATTTTTTCCGCTTTGGCGACTGCCGTTTTCGCATAGTCTGCCCATCTGCGTAGGCTTGTAGCTTGGCTGTTTCTTCTTTTTTCATTCTCTAATCTTTTTCTTAAACCTACATGAGATATATATCTACCAGTATTACGAGTTAGCCATTGTGATACTTCTCTGTATGAATACTGTTTTAAATATCGTTTTGCTATTTCTAATTTATCTAGTTGGTCAGGTATAGGGTTTAGTATACCATTATCTTCTGTAGCTACTTCGTAGCCAAAAGGTATGGTTCGAGAAATCTTAGGTATAGATACCCACTCATTGTCTTCTTTTATGTCTGTTGGTTGTGGTAGTTTCCATCTACCTAATGATCTAGTCATTGTCTGCTGTATTTTTAGGTGGCATTAACATTACTCCACCTTTAGCTTCTACTTGTACTTTTTCAGTTTTAACTAATCCAGTACGATCTAATAACTCTTTAGCTGCTGAAAGTTTATCTCTTATGCCTAGTTCTGTAGGATCATACAGTCCACCTACCATAGCCATCGCAGCTTTAGGAGCATTACGTGCCATAAAAGTCTGCGTATTTTCTAAAATTTCTTCTTTCATAGAATTTACAACTTCAGTAGTGCTTGTAGCATCTGAGTAACCTGCTAGCTTTTTAGCTGTAGCTACATCTCCACCTGCTTCATCAAATAACACAGATAAAAACTTTTGTTGTCGTTCTGTTAGTTGTCTAGCCATGTGACATTTCCAATGCTTTTTCTTTTGTTTCATTATTACGTCTAGTCCAGCCTTTACCAAAAGTATCAAAGGTAGATAGTTTTTCATAAAAACTTTGACGTGTATAATGCATCTGTTCTATTATTTCTTCTGGATATAATTCAGCAACAGCTCGTAAAGTCATTGGGCCTATACCACCATCTTGTTCTACTCCTACTATACGTTGCAGTGCTTTAGCAGATCGTGATACACCTGAGTTAACAGCCCAGTCAAATACAAAAAGATCAACCCCACTAGGAAGTTGATCACATTTTGCTCTATTCCAATAATTTTTTTTGTAGATAGGAGCTACATCTTCATGCGTCAAGTCACGCATTTCTTTAGGTGTAGTCTCTCTGCCTACCCACTTATCGTAGACTTTTTTAGTGACACCGTGGTTCGTTATTCCACCCGGATCTTTAGGATGATTTACAAAACCGCCTTCGTGTTCTAATATTATCTCTAAACATTTGCTGTAATTATTATTCATTTTTTATTTTTTGCATAGTCTGTTTCAAACGCTTTGTACATACGTCTTGCTAATTCTTTCTTGTCGCTCCTTAGAGCCCCAATAACTGCTTTATTGTAAGTTTTTATTTTTTCTTTTTGTGTATTTCCTCTTATATAAGGATTACCTACACTTACATTTATAACCTTATTACGATTGTCTGTATGTCCATGCCTATTACCGCTCATTATTTTTTTCCTCCGAACATTTTAGTTGCTGATCGTATACCAAATGACGCAGCTATTACTACACCAAGAGAATAGCTATACCATTGAGGTGCTTCTGCTAGTGCAGTAAAACCTGCTGCTGCCATCTCACGACCCCAATCCCCACAGAATGATAAAATAAATGGGCCGCTTAACAGCAGTGTCAACCATTCATCTTTCCACGAGCTTTGTGTAGCTTTCATTGCTTCAAGATCCCAGTCTATTTCACCTGTAGCAATTTTAAGTTCTTTAGTCGCTTTAGCTTTTTGTACTGCAGTTTTACTTTCTATCCATGAACCTGCTAATCCTGCAACTGGCCCAACGATATTTCCTAGTATACCAAACATCTACATCTCCTTATATAATAAGAATAACAGCAGAATAAAAACTGCTGTCTTTACCCACATTCTTATATACATTAATTTTGCAGCCCTCTCTTTGGACTGTAGGTACTTCATTAACTACCACACTTACACTTATCACAACAGTTGCAAGGCATAGCTAGTATAGAACGTAATAAACGATTAAGATAGGACATCAAGATGCCCCACCTTTTTCTTTAAGTACGATACCAAAGATACCGCCAATAATTCCTGCCCATGTTAATATAGGCATAGTAAACAAGATACCTAGTCCTACGCCTGCGAGAGCAATTGCTAAGTATGTTGTAGGCTCTTTAAGTCTTCCCATAATCCAATCCATAGTTACTTCTCCTATTTAAATGCTATAGACACACCGACTGATATATCGCTATATTTAAAGTCACTGTCTAATGATAGTTTTGAGTAAGCAGATAGGCTATTACTTATAGCCATAGTACTTTTGACAGATGCACCAGAAATACTAAAAGAATCTCCGCTTGCATAATTCCAATCTATTGCAGGTCTAATTGATAATCTTGACACGTTTGCTGTTACGCCTACATCTCCAGACCATTTTTTACTTTTAAAACCATACTCAACAGATGCGTCAGGTTTAATCATGGACATAATGCCACGCTTAATAACTCCTTCAGCCTGTGCTGACACTGCAGTTACAGCAACGATAGCACCTGCTAGAAATAATCTTTTCATATTGTTATCCTCCGAATCCTGTTAGTCTTCTTATTTCACCACGAGATATTCCTAAGTCTCGTAGTTGTCTTTCTGTCATATTCATTAACTGATAATATGCAGTTCTATTTACCATATAATTACGGTATCTATGTAATAGTTTTCTTAACATAGTATAACTCCTTTATGTACAAAAGTCAGTATTACTGACTGACAATGTAGTTATACCATATCTAGTTATAACATAAAAGAGATATTATTGCAACCCTGTTATGCATTTATTTTATACTTCTTCTCCATAAGGATTAAATGCAAAACATTTAGCTTTTACATAGTGTCCTGTAGTCAATAAACCCTGTGCTACTAGCCTTATTTGTTCTTGACACTCTGTTTCTGTTTTAAACAAATGGTTCTTACGTATCATGACATCACAAGAAGTAGGGTCAGTAAGAACTGAACAGTATAGTATTACTGCAAGAAACATTATTTTTGAAACATCTTTATTAAAAATTTTAAATCGTCACCAGCACCAGAAGTAATATAGCCTTCTTCTTTACCGCCACGTTCTTTCTTTTTATATTTCATTAAAAGTTGTTTATGCTCTTTTTCTAATCTAGCTAATTCTTTATTAAATAGAGCAGAACTAGATATAGTAGTAGGTGATTTATTTTTTCTTTTACTACTACGTATATCTTTTTTTAGTTTAGCTATATCTTTTTTAAACTTTCTAGTTTTTGGTATTAAAGAAGAAGTGATTGTAGTTTTAGATACAGATACTACAGGTTTGTCTTTAAGAGCCTTACGTGTTTTAGCTGCTACTCTAAGTGCTTCTAATTTTTCTTGTCGTTTAGCTTCTACTGCTTCACGACCTGTAAGTTTAGGTTTAGTAATTTTCTTTTTAGCTACAGGTTTCTTTCCCTTTTTAGCTAAATACTTTTTACGTAGCTTTACTAATTCTTTTGCACGTTTTTTTTCTGCTGCTTCTCTGCTCATAGTAATACTCTATTTATTTTTTCTAGTATATACCATACCACCTTTACGGTAGTCTGTATGACCTGTTCTAGATTTTCCCATGCCACCACCATACAGTCCTGCAGCTTCATCTCTTTTTTTAGCTTCTGCATTTATTCTGTCTTGTTCAGCCTTTAATCTATCCTCTTCAGCAGAATTTGCTAAAAATCTATCTATTATTCGTTTTACTTCGTTTTTGTCATTTATATCTTTTATTTCTTTTTTCATTTGAAGATAGTCTTCTCTTGACTCAAGATTTGCATATTTTTTACCTTTAGGTATTAATGATTTTTCTACAAGTGCCATATTAAGATCCTTTTTTCCATTTTTTAGATGGAGACTGAGTTTTACTAGGACTCCATTTTACTTTATCTGCCCAATAAGCTGCTGACATCTTACCTTTGGCTATATTTTTAGCATGACGAGACTTAAATGCCTTACGCTGCCCTACAGTTTGATTAGTTTTAACGCCTTTTTGTCCAAACTTAATGTATTTATACTTACCACCTTCACTCGCCATAACGTGATGCGACTTACCACTGCTATCATTCAGTCTTTGGGGTTTATTTACACCTTTTAAACCCACTGCTTTCATTTTATTTTTGACTCGTTCAGGTATACTCATCAAATTCTCCTAAAGTTACGTGTTTTCTTTGCTATATTTTTAGGTTGTTTGCTAAATTGTCTACCTTTAGCTTTATCTTCTCGTTTTTTACGAGTTGTAGCAGCATATTCAGAACTAGACAAAGACTTAATAGCACTAGAAGGCAAGTACCTTTCTCCTGTTTGAGAAGAAGGCTTGCCTGATTTAGTTCTCCATTTTTGTTTAGTCCAACTGGCTAAAGATTTTTGTGATTTTTTTAAAGACATATTATATCTTTACGAGCTTGTAGCCTTTTGCTTTAGCTGCTGCACGTATATCAGCAAGCGTCATAGGTTTACCCTTTGCCATACCGCCTTTTTTCATGTAGCCCATTTTATTTCTTACTGCACTAGGAAGTTTACCTAGACCTTTGTTTCCTTTTGGAGCAGCTTTCATACCACCTGCTGCATATCCTTTTTTCTTCATGCCACCTTTAGCATAGCCTTTTTTCTTTTTCATAACCATCGTATTACTCCTTATTATACAAGTTATCAAATACTCTGTGTGTATCCCACACGTAATCTAAATCTTCTTTAGAGTGAAACACTCTCTGACTAGGTTTGAAGTCTGGCGCACCTTCTCCTGTTTCAAACCAAGCAGGGTGCGTAACTCTTACTCTGTTATTTGGCAATGCTACAATGTTTCCTGTGTAGCTACCTGCTTCCATTAGCTCTAGTACGTGGCTCTGTTTATGTTGAGCAGGGTCATCTGCTATCTCTGAGCCTGTATAGTCTACTGTGAATAGGTATTTAGCTGGATAGAACTCTCCATCTACTTTGGCTAACCACGGAGCTGGTGTAGCTCTGTTAAG